TGGATAAAAAAGTGCCGTAATCATATTGAGTCAAAAAAAAGCAAACAACCCAATCTTTTTACAAACTTTCCAGGTTTTAATGAAACTATTGCTTTTAGAAGTGAAGTAGTTTATGATGAATCGTATATACGTAAAATCAACAACTCTGCACTTGACCAAATAAAGAGAGAAGCCAATGATATTGATCAGCTAATTATTAAAACAGTGGATCTTTATTTGGCAGAAATACATTTTCTAGCAAATAATAAAAAACCAGATGTTATTTTATGTGTATTAGATGAATCTCTAACTAAAATAATATATGGAACTAAAACAATTGAAATTGATGATGATTTTAATGAAGAAGATCCAGTAGAAATTGAGGTAAATTTCAGAAGATTACTTAAAGCTAAAGCTATGGAATATAACATTCCAATTCAAATATTTAGGGATAGAATCGCCAAGCCTTCTTCAGAAATGCAAGATGAAGCGAGCATAGCATGGAACTTTTATACTGCATTATACTACAAAGCAGGTGGCATCCCTTGGTCTTTGAAAAAAGAAAGTAGTAATATAACCTGTTTTGCTGGAATAAGTTTCTACCGTACACGAGATAAGAAAACTATTCAGACAAGTGTAGCTCAAATTTTCAATGAGCACGGTAACGGAGTTATATTAAGAGGTACACCTGTAAAAGAAGATAAAAAAGATAGACAGCCACATTTAACAGAGGTACAAGCATATAATCTTTTAAAAGAATCTTTAAGTGAATATTATAATGCGATTAAAATTTTTCCTCAACGGCTTGTTATCCACAAAAGTTCTAACTATTCAGAGGAAGAAATCGATGGATTTAAGCGAGTCGCTTCTGATATGAATATCAATTCTATAGACTTAGTAACGATCATGCCTACTAACTTCAGGTTATATAGAGATAATGACTATCCACCACTAAGGGGGACTATGTTCAGCCTTGATAAATGTCGTCATTTTTTGTATACTAGAGGATATGTTGAGTATTATGGGACGTATCCTGGTAAGTACATTCCTAATCCAATAGAAGTAAGACTATTTTCTTTTGATGAGTCCCCAGAACAGATATGCAAAGAAATATTATCTCTCACAAAAATGAATTGGAACAATACACAATTTGATAGAAAATTCCCAATCACAATTGAGTGCAGCCGGAATGTTGGAGAAATATTAAAATATGTACCCACAGACCTGAAGCCACAAATTAAATATAGCTTTTACATGTGATTCTTTTCTTTATAAAGTAACCTTTTATGATTTATTAAAAAGCATGAATAAAAAGAAATTTATCAGTAAATAATTGGGGATATCTAATTGATTAAATCGACAATATTTTCTGTAAAGATATTATTATTAATTATACAGAATTTCTCTTCGACATAATATAGGTATAATAAACAGAAATATAGGGAGTCGTGTTTCCCGACTCCTTATATTTCTGAGAAAGATAATTGAAAAGAAAAAGATAGATACTGAATAAAACGACTTAGGATCTGATAAGACGTCATAATTAATTAGAAATCCATAATATATTACTTCCTATATTATCTAAAAATTGACTTGACATGACTATTCATGACTATTATGGACAAAAGAATGGATTACTTGTATTATCCATGTTTCTCTTTTATTTTTGTTCAAGATTCATATATAATTTGATAAAAAGTAGAAAAACATGGAAGTATATTACATTGAAGCCGAGATCTTTGAAAACATCATGGACCGGATTGAGAATTTATCCACTCATGTGGATCACCTTTGTAAGAAGACAGAAGAGAAAAAGCTCGGTGAATGAATGGATAACCAGGATGTCTGCCTACGTCTTAACATCTCCCCACGAACTTTACAGACTCTCCGGGATACCGGAAAGTTGGCATACTCGCAAATCCAGCATAAAATCTACTACAAAGCGGAGGATGTAGAGAAACTGGTGACTTATGTCGGCCTAAAACGCAAGGAGAAAATATTGAGAGAAAAAAGAAAAACGGTTAACTTATAAAATCAGACAGACAATGGACGACATTATAACCAAAAGCAATGAACGTGTAGCCGGTTTCTTCCGCACACTGAACGAGATGCAGGTGAAAATAGAAAAAATAATAGACAACAGTCGTCCTCCACTTGGAGGAGAAAAGTTTCTAACTGACAAGGAGCTTTCCGGGTTGTTGAAAATCAGTCGCAGATGCCTACAGGATTATCGCAATCAGGGACGTATACCTTATATTCAGTTAGGTGGTAAAATCTTGTATAAAGCATCGGATATTGAAAAGCTATTGGAAGATAATTATCATAAGGCTTTGGAATAACAGAACGGGGACAGCCTTCACTGGTTGTCCCCCGTTTTTTGTCCTGTCTCTTTCTTCTTTCATGGCTACATCGCCTTGCCGGATGTCCGGTTATCATCTTTGTCTTCTTCCTCTTTCCAGCCGTTGTAACGTCCGCATTGGTAAACTCTCGGCGTCATTTTATCATCAGGCAGACTGTATTGGTCCTTTGTCGTATCTGCAAGTCTGACCAGATCCCGGCTGACTTTCTGGTTGGTTATTTCGGCATAGATTTGTGTCGTGCGGATAGAGGAGTGCCCCATCATCCTGCTGATGGTTTCAATGGGTACGCTGTTACCGAGGCAGATGAGCGTGGCGAAACTATGTCTGGCCATGTAGAAGGTCAGATGGCATCCCAGTTCACATTGTTCTTCTATCATCTTCAGGCTGCGGCACAAACTGCTGGTTGCCGGTACGAAGAAAAGTTTTCCGTCCTTTCCCTCTCCCTTGTATTTGTCGATAATGCGACTTGGAATATCGAGTAACTTGATATGGCATTCCGCCTTCGTTTTCTGACGTTCTATGTGAATCCATCTCGAACCGTCCGGTTCCGTGACGATATTCTCGGAAGTGAGGTTGGCAAGGTCAGCCCTGCCAAGTCCGGTAAACGTCGAGAACACGAACAGGTCACGTGCATGGCATAGCCGGTAAGTAGGTAACTCCACACCCGTCAGTTTGGCAAACTGTTCTCCGGTGAGATAACGATGGTTCACCGGAACGGATTCCAGCTTGTAACCGGCGAACGGATCACGTTTGACGGTTCGTTGCTTTACCGCACGACGGGCGATTTTGTGCAGGAAGATTAAGTAGTCGTTCAGTGAGACGGTTTTTAACCGGAGTACCGTGGAGAGGTAGAACTTGAAATCCTCGATCAGCTGCATGTCAAGCTGACGGAGCGGAATATCCTCTATTCCATATTTATATTGTAGGAAATTGGCGAGGTGCTTACGCCCGGTGAGATACCTTACATAAGAATGATGCGTCCGGTCCGTGTCCACCCGTCTGGCATACTCTTCATTGTGCTCATCAAACAGGGCAAGCAGGGTTTCTTTTGTCTGCGCCTTGCCGGTAAGGACATTCTTGATAAGCTCTGCGGATACGTATCCTATTTCTTCCACCTTTTCGTTATAGGCTTTCTTTGCCTTCTCTTCCAGTCCGTCCAGATGAATATTCAGTTTCCTTACCTCGTCCTTTGCTTCGGGAGGAAGGTTCTCCAGCCGTTTACCTCCCGACATGGCTCTGCCGGTTTCAGGATTCCACAAGTCCGGTTCGATCTCCAGTCCGGTGGTGTACTGGGTCATCTTCCCGTCAATGGTCACTCTTCCCATGATGGGGCATCTGCCGTTCTTCTTTGTTTTCTGGCGGTTGATGTAAAATAACAGTTTGAATGTACTACGCATAGGTCATATTATTTATCGGTTATTATTGTTCTTTTTTCACTCTTGGTCATTGGCCTTTTACTCGGGCGGTATTTCCGTCTGCTCACGTCTTTCAGAATGTGGGAGGGTTCGGAGTCGATTCCCTGCAAGGTGAATTTGTCCTCTATATTAAAACTTAATGCGGTCACGTCACGGTCTATCTTTTCCTGCGTGATTTTCGCATACCGTTGTGTCGTGGAAATATTGCGATGCCCCATAATCTTGCTGACCGTTTCAATGGGCACTCCCTGGGAGATACAGACCACGCTGGCAAATGTGTGCCGGGCCTGATGGAAGCAAAGGTTGCGGTCTATGCCGCATTGTTTGGCGATTTTCTTCAGGTGGGGATTAAAGCTCGTGTTATGCAGCATCGGGAACAGTTTCCCATCCGGTGCCATTCCTCTATACTTTTCTATAATGGTGATGGCAATATCCAACAGACGCACATTTTCGGGCGTACCTGTTTTCTGACGTTTCGTTTCGATCCACAGACTGCCGTCATCGGCCTTGACTATATTAGATTCTCGCAGGTTGCACATGTCGCAGTAGCAGATTCCGGTGAACGCTGAAAAAAGAAACATATCACGGGTAAAGTTCCGGTTGGGCGTGTCGAATGTGGTCGTCATTAACTTTTCCAGTTCTTCACGGGTGAGGTAAAGTTGCTTCTGTTTCGGTTTCAGGGGAGTGAATTCCTTGAAAGGATTAAAAGAAAGGATGCCACGATATACCGCTGTCTGTACGATGTGCTTCAGACGTTGTACATGTCCGATGGAACTGCCGGTCTGCATCCCCTTGTCAATACGGAGGTAAAGCTCGAACGATTCGATAAACGACTCGTCCAGTGCTTTTACCGGAATATCGGACACTTTGTATTTGTCCGTAATGTATCCGGCAACATGATGATAGGTGTTCTTATATTGGTAGAAACTGTTTTCTTGCCGATTCACGCCCACACGCAAGGCGTATTCCTCATTGTGCTCCCGGAATAATCCCAGCAGGGTGGCTTGTGCCGTGGCAATTCCTTGAAATGTGTTTTTGATTTCCTCAGCGGTGATGTCGGCCTTCATATCCAACAGCTCGTTATACCGTTGGCGTAGAAGGAGCAGCATCTTCTCAATCTCACGGTTGGTATAGACCGCTACTTTACTCTTGCCGGTGCAACGCTGTGAGGTGGCATTCCATAGGTTTGGATTCACTTTGAACTTGCATGCGAATTGTGCGACGGAGTTCGTTTTTCCTTTGACGGTGATTCGTCCCATCAGGGGGCATAATCCTTCCGTATCCTGCCCGTTTCGTTTCAGGTAGAGCAGCACCACGAATTCTGTTTTCATACTCTTCATTTTTTTTAGTTGCAATAATACTCCTAATTGGCTTTTGACCGGATATGAAAACTTGGGCGAAACGTTGCAACGGAACCCGGGCAAGTCGGAACCGCTGTTCCTGTCTGTCTTTCGGGCTATGTTTCTTCATTCTTCCGCAGTCTGTTAAGCATTGATATTCAGCGTTTATCCTCGTTCAAAACAGGTAACGACTTGGTAGCTGAACCGCTTCTATATTTTGCCTTTTTCCGTCTTTCGCTAAAGATGCGATATTGAGCAAATATGTTATAATTCAACGATTTACGTTTTATTTGCTGCGGTTGTTACTTGGGTGCGATTGGGGTGGTTTGTTGCTTCACGGGCTTGTCATTTATAGATATTAAGCAACTAACGGCTGAACATATCGTAAAAGACAGAGAAGGTAACTTTTGGATTCGCAAGGCTCGGCAGAAGACAAAGAATATGTGTAATATTCCGCTACTGGATATTCCTTTGGCTATTATTGAGAAGTATAAGGATAATCCAAAGTGTCAAAAACAGAATGTTTTACTGCCTGTCCCTTGCAATCAGAAAATGAATAGTTATCTGAAAGAAATCAGCGATTTGTGCGGAATTCATAAGGAAATTTCCACGCACACAGCCCGCCACAGCTTTGCCACTACTATAGCATTGCATTCTATTGCTTTGAAATACAAATCATTATAAGATAGTTTCAAGAAAAGGGTAATATTTTAGCAACGTGCTATCTACCTTTATTTACTTTGGATTGCATCATTTCAAAAACCTCTCCACAAAAATAGTTATTTTCCTCTAAATATGAAATACATGATGCTTTATCTTTATGATTTCTTTTATTTTTGTACCAAAGAGCTTAAACTGATTTAGATATGGAAGATTTTAATTTATATATGAGCAATTTGGATTATTCCAATTTTATACGATTTTGCCAAGAAAAGGGAAAGATACACATCTATCATAAAAAAGATTTCTTTGTCAAGCAAAATGGTAATTCAGAATTTGTCGCTTGGATAAAGAAAGGAACGTTTCGCTACACATGTGTTGGAAAAGATAACAAAGAGCATATTGTAGGATATGCATTTGCCGAAGAGTTTGCCTGCGACTACTCTTCTTTTATAAACCAAAGTGTTTCATTAGTAAATATTCAAGCTATGTCTGAATGTGTAGTTTACAAATTGTCTTATCAGGATGTGGTTGCATACTGGGAAACAGATATGGAAACACTGCGTTTTGGGAAGCGCACTGCGGATGCTTTGTATGAAATGGTATATAAACGATTGTTGGATGTATTTTGCAATTCTCCGGAAGAGAGCTATCTGAATTTAATGAAACGATGTCCTGATTTGAAAGAGAAAGTATCTTTAAAAGAGATAGCATCTTATCTAAGAGTTTCCCCGACTACTGTAAGCAATATTAGGAAAAAAATA